TGGCCCGTCGTTTGCATATGGCTTACCTCTATGGGAATCTCCACTATGGCTTTTAATCTCAACGGCTTTAACTTCAATCAATCAGTCGTTGATGCCAGTGGAAGAACAATCCCAACTTGGGCTGACGTTCTCAACCGTGCCAACTTAGGCATGGAGGTAATGCATGAAAGAAACGCTCACAATTTCCCACTCGATTTAGCTTCAGCTGAAACGACTGAAGTTTCTTTACGTACACCATCAATAGGTTAATGGCAAAAAAAGACAAAAAGAAAAACGGTAAAGGTAAAAAGTACTAATGAAACTTACTCCTCGTCAAAAAACAACTCTTAAGAAACATTCAGAGCATCATACCCAAAAGCATATGGATTTTATGAAGAGACGTATGCGAGCTGGGGATTCTTTTACTGTTGCTCATAAAAAAGCAATTAAAAAAATTGGAAAATAAAGCCACGTCCGTTCATCCTTTCGGGACGCATGAAACCTAAGCATGGAACGGGGCTTAGGTATTGAGGTTTTACTATGTCTCCACTAGAACTACAAGCTCGTGTTAATGAGCAGAAAATTTTAGAAAGAGAAACAAAACTTAAATATCGTGGCATCACTTACTACAAATCTTACAAAAACTAATTAAATGAAAAAACTTGCACTTGTCCTAGCATCCACTCTAGCTTCTACACCTGCAATGGCTGGACCTTATGTAAACGTAGAATCAAATGCTAATTACACTGGTTCAGATTACACATCCAGAGCAACAGATTTACATATAGGTTATGAGAATTCTCTTGGCTCTCTCGCATACTACATCCAAGGCGGTAAGACAATTAACGCTGCTGATGGGGTTGATTCTGAGTCTAATTTCTCTGGCAAGCTTGGTGGGTCTGTCTCTGCTACAGATAAACTTGGCGTCTATGGTGAAGTATCTTTCGCACAAGTGGAAGACGCTGATAACACCTACTCTACAAAACTAGGAGCTAAGTATTCATTCTAATGTCACAAGATACAAAACCTGCTAGACGCTGGGAGAAGCCAGCTGAAGAAGAAAAGAAGGAGTCTGAGTAATGTCTCAACAGAGTACTCATTCTCCAGCTTCAGTTACTTGGTTAAGTCCAGAACCTGAAGAAAAGAAAATTGAAAAAGAAAAAGAAGAGCAAGAGGTTGACTACAACTCTCTCGAGGAAGCTCTCACAAGTTAATGAGTTATGGATAGTAGTCTTTGGATTACTATCCTTTTTCATTTTAGTAGAAGGTTTACATTTGAACTTTCACCGTACATCTACTCCACCACAACATGAGAACACAACTAATCAATGCTCTGAAGGCACACGCTAACGGAGAGATACAAAAACACCTAGCTAATGTAGAAGTGTACTTAACTAATCCTGCTGGAATTGGAGAGCACTCTGATATAACAGAAGCTATAGGTATTGAACTTGATAAGATATCGAAGTATCACGATCAAATGGAAGTTCTCAATAAATATGTACTCAATAAATAATGAGTACTGCGAGCTTAGTTTAGCGGTAAAACTCTAGCCTTCCAAGCTAGGTTCATCGGTTCGATTCCGATAGCTCGCTTTTGGCTTTTGGCCCGTACGCGGATACCCATTAGCCGTCTAGACGGTGGGAAAGACCACAAAACGTTTAATTTAATTTGCGCGCGATGATGATTTATACCTTCAGTAAAATTAAAACATAACAATGGCACAACAAAGTACGCACAGTACCGCGCCCGTAACCTTTCAAGGTAGAGCGAACGCTACTGGTAATGCGTCAAACAACAGAGATCTATATTTAAAGATCTTTTCTGGTGAGCTTTTCAAAGGCTTCCAGCATGAGGCTATTGCACGTGATCTAGTTACTAAGAGAACCCTGAAGAACGGCAAATCTTTGCAGTTCATCTACACGGGTCGCACAAAAGCGGAATACCATACTCCAGGTAATTCCATACTAGGTAACAGTGACAATGCGCCTCCAGTAGCTGAAAAAACAGTGACTTGTGATGACCTATTAATCTCAAGTGCATTTGTTTATGAGCTAGATGAGACACTTGCTCACTATGAGTTACGTGGGGAAATCTCAAGAAAAATTGGTTACGCTTTAGCACAAACATATGACCGTAAGATCTTCAGATCAATCGTTCGTGGTGCTCGTGCAGCTTCTCCAGTAAGTGCTTCAGGTTTCGTAGAGCCAGGTGGATCTCAGATCCGTGTTGGTACTACTAACCAAGCTAACAACGCATACGACTCAGATAAGCTAGTAGATGCATTCTATGATGCTGCAGCAAGTTTAGATGAGAAGGGTGTTAGTGGACAAGGAAGAGTAGCTGTTCTAAACCCAAGACAGTACTACGCTCTTATCCAGAACGTATCATCTAACGGTCTAATCAACCGTGACGTACAAGGTACTGCTTTACAGTCTGGTAATGGTATCATTGAAATTGCAGGTATCAAGATCTTCAAGTCAATGAACGTACCATTCTTCGGAAACTATGGTACTAAGTTAGGAGGCACCGCTGGTGCAGCTGATCCTGGTGAAACATCACCTGGCAACTTAGGTACATTCGTTGGCGAAGATATGCTCGACGACGAAGCTGTAACTGGAACCAACTATGGTTCACGTAACAACTACGGTACTGATGAAAGATTCGCACATTCTTGTGGAGTTATATTCCAGAAGGAAGGTGCAGCTGTAGTTGAAGCTATCGGTCCACAGGTTCAGGTAACTTCTGGGGATGTATCAGTGGTTTACCAGGGAGATGTCATTCTAGGACGTCTCGCAATGGGAGCCGACTATCTCAACCCTGCTGCTTGTGTAGAACTTATTGCTGGTGCAGCTCCTGCTACATCTGGCTCTAACACACATAGCTGGTAATATTTTTATTATTCACATAAGGGGAGCTTCGGCTCCCTTTTTTTTATTCATATATTTTATGGCAGCTCCCACTACTATTGATCCCGATACCGAACTATCCGCAGTGAATACAATACTGGGAGCGATTGGACAATCCCCAGTTACAACACTAGGAGTCGTTAGTACAGTCGGAAATATATCCACCTATCAAAACCCTGAAATATCTTTTGTATGGAACTTACTTAAAGAATGTAATGTAGACGTACAAAATGAAGGTTGGCATTTTAACAGAGAAGAACACGTCATTCAAAGCCCCGATCCCGTTACTGGTTTTATAAATGTTCCTAATAATATTATTAGAATGGATTATACCAGTGGACTACATGGTGCTACTGGCTTAGCAGATAAAACAGTTGATGTGGTCAAAAGAAACGGAAGACTATATGACAAAGTAAATCATACAGATGTATTTAGTGATGACATTTATACCAATGTTGTTTGGTTATTTGAGTTCGAGGATCTACCATCTATATTCAAACGCTACGTAACCTATAAGGCTTCAGGACGTGCAGCAACTCAACTTATATCTAATGCACAGTTAACTCAATTACTGAAGACTCAGGAGGATTCTGCGCGGGCTGCATGTATGGAATATGAATGTAATCAAGGAGATCATAGTTTCCTTGGTCATCCACATGAAACACAATACACATCCTTCCAACCGTTCCATGCACTTAGAAGATAATGGCAGGTGTAACACAACTAATTCCCAACTATGTGTTGGGTATATCTGAACAACCAGATGAATTGAAGATGCCAGGACAAGTTGTAGATTTAAAAAATGGAATACCTGATGTAACTAGAGGTTTAATTAAACGTCCTGGCAGTAAACTTGTTAGTTCTGTAACTCCTTCTAGTGGTACTTTAAGTTGGTTTAATATCTACACTGATAGTGATACCCAATATATAGGTAATGTTAATACATCAGGTGTTATTCAGATATGGAGAACAAGTGATGGTGCTGTTATACCTATAGATTATAGTGGAGTAACAGGTACTAATGCTTGTACATATTTATCTGGTTGGAGTAACTCTACAGATCTACAACCTTTAACTGTTAATGAAACTACATTCATAGCTAATAGAATTAAAACAGTAGCTATGAAAACTGGTACTTCTGATAAGTCACCAGTTGCAATACATGAGGCAATAGTTGAATTAAAAACAATATCTTATGGTAAGCAATATGCGTTAGACGTATATGATCCAAGTAATACTACTGTTACCACAACAAAAAGAGCTACTTCTGTAAAAGTTACCACTTCTAATGCATCTATAGAGCCTACAGGATCAGGTAATGATGGGTCTTGTTCTAGAGCTGGTAGAGAAATAGTTAATGCTACAGCTAGTGGTAAAGCTAATCTACGGTATGAATTAGATGTTAGATGTGTCCCAGTAGTTGACCCTGATAACGCTGGTGGTGGTGACTCTAATACCATTAACGCTGTTCAATATAATGACTCATACCAACCTTATGTAAAACTACAATTTGGTGGAGAAGGTTGGGAAACTGGAAATTCACATACTTATAACTTCAAAGGTGCAAACATAACAACTGAAGTAACTAAGCATGTTGAGATAAAGTCTAGAGCAACTATTGGTGGTGGTACATGTATGGTTAGACCAGCTGCTACCTCTTCTACAGCAGATGAAGCTGTTACAGCAGCAGGAATTTTAGGTGATTTAAAAACTGCATTTGATGCAGTTAAACCTAGTGGTATGACTGTTACTGTTGTAGGTACTTGTCTACATATTAAGCATACAAGTGCTTTCAACGTCACTACACCTGAACCACAATTAATGAGCATTACTACTGGTAGTGCTAATACTGTAGGTGATTTACCTAAGAACTGTAGACATAATTTTGTAGTAAGGATTGCTAATAGTAGTGAACTTGAAGATGACTTCTACTTAAAATTTAAAGTCAACAACGTTACTGATGCAATGGCTGCATCTGCTGATCGGTTTGGACTTGGGGTTTGGGAGGAATGTCCAAAACCAAACTTGGAAATCAAGTTTGATGAAGAGACAATGCCTATCAAACTTGTTAGAGAGTTACCAGGTGGTACATATTCAAACGGTAGATTCTTAGTTCAAAATCCAACATGGGAAGAAAGAACTGTAGGAGATGATATAACTAATCCTAAGCCTACATTTGTAGGATTTAAGATTAATAAATTAGTATTCTTTAGAAATAGATTAGCTGTCTTAAGTGAAGAAAATGTAATTCTATCTGCTACTAATGACTTCTTTAACTTCTGGTCTCATACAGCTCAGGCGGTTAATGATGATGATCCTATTGATTTACAATCGAGTTCTACATTCCCTACAACTCTATTTGACGCTATTGAGGTAAATAGTGGTTTACTTATCTTTAGCTCTAATCAGCAGTTCATGTTAACTACTGATAGTGATGCGTTCACACCTAAGACTGCAAAGATAAACTACTTATCAGCTTATAATTTTAACCATCTAACTAAACCTTTTTCTCTAGGTATTACTTCAGGATTTCTGAACAGTACAGGTAAAAATGCTAGATTCTATGAGATGGCTGATGTACGGAGAGAAGGAGAACCAAATATATTAGAACAAAGTAAAGTTGTCTCAAAGCTCCTACCTATTGATTTGAATCAAGTAGCAGCTTCTAAAGAGAATGGTATTGTATTATTTGGGTCTGATAATAAATCAGAAGTATGGGGTTATAGATACTTTAATACTGAAGCTAGAAGAGTTCAATCAGCTTGGTTTAGATGGGAGTTACCTGGTAATCTAATATATCATACAATTCTAGATGACGTATATTATACTATTCTAAAGAACGGTAGTAACTATACTTTAGAAGCATTCGATGTTAAAGAGCAAGATACAACATTTACAGTAGGGACATCTCCAGAAGAATATATTATTCATTTAGATTGTCATTCTACTGTATCTTCTTTAGCTAGTAATAAATATGATAGTGCTACTAAATTAACTACATTTCCTAAACCAGCTGGTTACAATAGTTCCAAACAGCTGGCTGTATATGATAATAATACAGGTAACAACATTGGTAGATATGATGAAGCTACAGTAAGTGGTAGTAATCTAACTGTACCAGGAGATTGGACAGGGGTTAACTTTGTTCTCGGCTATCAATATGATTGGGAAGTTGAATTACCTACTATTTTTCCAACTAAAGCTGAAGGTGATAAGACTAGATCTGACACACGTGCATCGTTGATTGTACATAGATTAAATCTTTCCTTTGGAAATGTTGGTTTAATAGATGTAACTTTAAAACGTAAAGGTAGAGCTGATTATACTCAATCTGCTGAATCTGCTGATTGGGGAACTTACCTAGCAAGTAGATTACCTATCGCTACTGAGTATATACATACAATACCTGCATACGAAAGAAATACAAATTTAACTGTAATACTTAAATCTAGTAATCCATTCCCTTCTTCTCTCCATTCTATGAATTGGGAAGGAGACTTTTCTAATAAATTTTATAAACGTGTCTAATCCATTCCATCCAATTACATTTGAGGCTGCCATAACGGTAGCCTCTAATTTATCTGAAGCTGACAGACGAGAATGCGCCGAAGGTCATGGCCTTTTCACACCACTTGATATTGCTATGCCAACATTATATTCTGACAGTTACTACTTTAAAACACCTGACGGCAAAAGTGCCGCTATGGGTGGTATTCATGCAGATGGTAGAATCTGGATGCTATGCACTCCACTAATTAAAAAATACCCACTTACGTTTGCAAGAGATTGTAGACGAATGATTGATAGTAGGAAAGAGAAACTTCTCTGGAATATTGTTGATAAACGAAACACAACTCACCTAAAACTTCTTAGATTCTTGGGATTCAAATTTCTAAGAGAAGTGCTTCATGGTCCCAATTACTTACCCTTTATCGAATTCTGTAAAATACAATGTGCGTAGGAGGAAAAGAAGGTGGAGGCTCACCTATAAAAGGAGCTGGTGCTACAGCATGGACTAATTTTGCTATTGGTGCCATAGGAGGCTTCCAAAAACATAGAAATGAAGTCAAAGAGGTTAATGACATTAACCGAGAACGTCTTGCAAGAAATGAAAGAAATAGATGGCTATATCACACTGACTATCGTGATCGTGTAGTTGGTTGGAAAAGTGCCATTGTAGATAAGGAGATCGTAGTAGATGAGACATATCAAGATGCACTTAATAAATTAGCTGATTCCCAACTTAAAGTTTGGCAATCCATTAAAGAAGGAAGTATTGCTGAACAAGAGGCATTCGCAGCAATGATGTCTGTAGGTAGTGGTAGTGGACAAACAGGTGCTAGATCAAGTACAACTACTAATAGAAGAGAAGCTGTAATTAAGTACGGTAATAAGATTGCTCAAATTTCAGCAGCTAGAGGTTCAGGTAGAGACTCAGCTAGATTGTATGCAGATATGGTTAGAACTAAATTTGCTAATCAAGTACATGGAGCTGATATAAAAATTGGTGAGAGTAGACCAGTTTATGGTGCTCCTCCAGCAAGAGTTTTCTTAAAGAGTCAACCATCTATGTGGAATCCAATATTGGATATAGCAAGTTCAGGTCTTAAGGCAATGATGCAGTATGACTCGTTAACACCTGATGATAGATCTAGTAATGTTCCAGATATTCCAGAAGATGATTTTTCTCCTGATGATTATCCTGATTGGCAGCCAGGCGAGTGGACTACTGACGATCCTATTTCAGGTGTTGCTATACCAGAAGGTCCATCTAATGCATTTAGTATTAACAGCCCTTCACTTAGAAGTGCTTTAGGTTTAGATTCTATTCTCACTGACGCACCTGCTAGAGGACAACGAGCTGCTGACAGGTTATTAGGTAAACGTCAACAAAATACTTTTGGTATAGGTTAATCATGGTAAAAGAAGTACTAGCACAGCACAAAGCTGATAGAGAACGTCGTGTGTCTCAAGCCAATACATACGGCCAAGAAAGAGTACAAGATGCTAAAGATCATAGAGATAATCTATTTAGATCTTTAAGTAATTTCTCTCAAACACTACAAACCAAACTACTAGCTGATGAGCAAAAGCGAATCAAATGGGCACAAGAGGAAGGAGTAGCTAATCGTCGTGAAAAAGAAATAGACGATTTAGATGAAACTGGAGATGATGGGATACCACAAAAAGAAAAAGAAGAAGGAGAACAAGGTGAAAAAGATTTAAAGAAAGTAAAAAAAGCTTTTGATACTGCCTTTGTCAACATACAAAACAGAGGTGGTAGATATGAAGATGCTTATAAAGTTAAATCTTTATCAGCTTGGAGATTATATGCAGAAAGAAAAGAAACAGCAGCTATAGCTGGTAGAAACTACTCCAGCTGGTTAGCAGGAGAGATGCAGGAAAATGATACATTAACTTTAAGAGATCCTAATGGAGATACATTCACACCTGCTAAAGCTGAGACATTAGAACAAAAACGTATGGCTATGAAAGCCTTACGTAGACAATTCATGCAAGAGAATGGTTTATTAGGTATTGATAGAAGGATACTTTCTGATCATTTTTATAATCCTGCAATAAACGCTCATCGACAATTAACAGCTGCATATGAAAAACAAGATGCTCTAGAGAAATCCATAGAATCAGCAGATAATGCATTTAGACATTTTGATACATCTTTTAAGGCTAAAGAAGTTGATTCTGTTCAGAACTTATTTAATAGTTTAGAAGGTTTACAACCAGAAGGTAAGTTTTTAGATCGTACTGGAGCTTGGGATTACCTTTTTAAAGGTATAGAATCTAAGGCAGAGGTAGGTGAGTTCACACCAGATGATTTAGAATTTTTTGGTAATCAAGAAATTGAAAAAGATGGAAAGAAAGTTAAAATTAAAGAGTTATGGAAAGGTAGTGCTAATGATAGATTTTTAAAATTAACTCAAGAAGTACTAGCACATCAAACAAAAAACAGTGAAGCTGCTATTAAAGCTGAAATAGTTAAAGGTAAGCAACAAGAACAAGAAATCATTGATCAACAATTAGGTCATCAAGAGCTGATACAAGCTTATATGACAGCATTAAAAAATCCACAATATGGAGGTTATGATTTTACAAGATTGAAGAAGCTTATAACAGCAACAGCTCCTGGTGCAGAAGCATTACTACTACAAGAATCAGATATTAAAGATAAAATATCACGTAATGAGCTTACTTCAGAAGAATTAAGTAACTATGATCCAAGACTACAAGATCAATACAAAGCTGAAGCTGCCATAATAGATAAGCAAAAAGGTGTAACTACTGAAAACCTAAAAGCTTTAGAAGAGTTTATCAAAGAAGATGCTAAGAACGTTTTTCAAAATAGAAATCATTGGTCAATAAGAAACATAATACCAAAAGTAAAAGCTGATTATCTAGCTGCTCTAAAAGAAGCAAGAGATAATCCAGAGTCCTTACCAAAAGGTATGGATGCACCTTCATATGCTTTCCAACTTACTACTCAAAAATATGGTGATTTAAGTAAGTATAGAGATTTCAAAGGGTATACTCAAAATCTAGGATTAGCAGACCCTACAACTTTAAAAAACTCAGCTATAGCTATAGATCAAGCTGAAGATAATAAAAATAGTATTCTTAAGGGTTTAACACTAGGACAAGCCTTACAGCCTGAAGTTGTACAACAACTAATCAGTAAGGATTCTTTAGTCACTAATATTGATAAGATGCAGAACAATCCTAGTTATCAATTCCCACCTATAGTTAAATCACTAGTAAGACGTTATGAACGAGAGTTCAATAACAACCCATTAAATAGAGCAAAGAATAAAAAACTAGATGAGATAGATGTATTAAATGCCATCTTTAGAACTTATTTTCCAGATGAAAAACCATTACTAAAACCTAATTCTCTTGAATGTGTGAATAGATTTGCTAGTGCTAATACAGGTAGAGCTTTACGGAACAATCCTACAAGTGATCAATGTATCAGAGGTTTTGCAGAAATATCTAAGAATGGTGGAGATACTCAAGAACTTATCATTAATCCAGATTTTTATAATGAATCTGAAAAGAACACTAGTATACCTTGGTTTGAAATTGCAGCTTTGGATGAAATAGGAGCAAAGTATTCTGATCAACTATTATCTGGAGTTATAGATCCAGAAGATATAGAAGATATGATGAAAGACTTTTGGAAAATTTCTTATGCATATTCTGGTGATTCATACTATCTAAACAAAACAGTACGCACTAAATACTAATGCCATACGATCCTCTTGAGGATTTGTTCAACAGTACGGCTGGAGTAGATGAAGAAACCGAAGACCTCATAGAACAAAGAGATCAAATCCGAGAGGAGACTATTCAAGATCTAGGAGGTAGACCACTCGAGGAAGAAATATCTACAGAAGAACAAACAACTCAACAACCAGATTCTTCCACGGAAGAGTCATCAGAAACAGACAACACAACAGAAGAAGTCGTAGACGAAAACAACTTACCTGAAGGTTACTACCATCATAGTGAACTAGGTGTAGTCCATGAAGACAACTTACCTAAAGGTTATTTTGTAAGAAATGGAGATGTCTACAGAAACGCTACTAATGCCGAAGTAATTGAAAAATTTAAAAACCCAGGAGAACTAATCAGGGGTGGTTTACAACATTGGGCTAACCAAGAACCTAGCTGGAAAACACCAGCTGATTGGCCAGCTGCAGCAGGTGCAGGTGTTATAGACTTTGGTATAGGTCTAGTTAATAAAGTCACACCAGGTAATTTTGATATACCCGAATTACCAAAATATAGAAGTGAAGGGTTACAAGCTGTTAGAGATATCTCTTCAGTTGTTGTACCTTCTATATACATTGCAAAAGGTCTTGGTGGATTAGGTACAGCAGCTCACTCTAAAGTTGGTTGGAAATTAGGTAACGACGCATTTGTTAAATGGGTTAGTAATGCAGGTATTGCTGGTCTAAGTGGAGTTATTGCTGATGAAGTAGCACCTGTACAAGAACGAGACCACAACGCCTTGGGTATGCTTAAGAAATCTTGGCCTCAAACTTGGGGTTGGGTTTCAGATGATTGGGCTACTTTAGATGAAGATGAACCTGATGTAAAAAGAGCTAAGAATAGAAACGAGGGGCTAGGAATAGGTTTTTTATCTGATGTAGTTCTAAGTGCAGGTAAGTTAGCTAAAGCTCTTAAAGGAGTAGATAGAGCTACACAGTGGGTACCAGAGAATGAAAAAGCTGCAAATATAATAAAAGGTATACAAGAACCTAAACTTGCAGATGATGCTCTAGAGAATGCAACACTTCAATCAGCTAAAAGGAGATACGATCAAACAACTGAATTCGGTGATGTACAAATATCTAAAGATGTAGATCTAGATAATCCTGTATTAGGAATACATGATGTCTATGACTACTCAGAATCTGGTTTTAGAACAGGCGATCCTGGTGGTATCTTTGGTGCTTCAGTAGACGTAGTTAAAATAGAGAAGAATATAGACAGCATTTACGGAAGAGTAGGTTCTGTAGTCACCCCAGGTGCTATGGATTTCCTAACAAATGGTAATGATGCTGGTATGAAACTAGTTAAACATGCTGCTGATTTACTGAAAGATTCTAAATATGGCTACAATGCCAGTAATGGTAAGTTTATAAGTCATAGTGAAATATTAGAAAGTGGAAAGAAACTAGCTTCTGACCTTTATGAGATGGATGTACCCGAAATGGATAAACTCTTAAAAGGTATGTCGGGTATTGATCCAGATTCAGGAGTAAGAGTTTTAACATCTGAAGCTTATTCAGGGGTTATGCAGGCAATAAGGAAATATTCAGATGATTTCATCAATATGGATATTACTCGTGCTCAAGCTTATATCAGTACTTCTATGGCTGGACAAGTTTCAGACATGGCAGAAGGTGCAAGATTAATTAATGGACAAGAAGCTTCCGTTAAACGTGCTCAAGAACAGATCCTTGATCGTCTTCAGTACCTAATGCAAGCTAAAGGTGTCACCTCTTACTCTAGAGGTAGAGCTTTGAACATGCTAAACCTATGGAATCGTGTAAATAAAAAAACCTTAAAGGCTAAAGATGCTATCACTGCAATTAAAAATGAACAAAATAACACCTTAAAAGCCTTAGCTAGGATTGAGAAGGAAGCAAAATCAACTATAGATACTCTTAGAGCTGTTAAAAATGACCGTCCAGATCTACTTGGACCTTTAATGCTTGCTTATGAGATCACAGATGGAAAGGTTAGTTCTATTACTAAACTGAATGAGTATGTTAGAAACACTACTGGAGTAGTCAAGAAAGCTTTCTTTGATGGAAATGTAGAAATGCCTTCAGCTTGGACTCAAGGTATGTGGGCTAACATCTATAACTCAGTATTATCTTCTATCGGTACTCCACTAAAAGCTGGTGCTTCTAACGTAGCTTTAATGGTTGAACGTCCAATAGCTACTTTTGCAGGTGCTTTAATTCAAGGTGATAGAGATGTTTTAAGACGTGGTAAATATATGTATACCGTAGGTATGGTTGATACCTTGCAAAAGGCTTTTGGTCATATGAATCAAGTATTTAGACGTTCTGCACAAGATCCAAGTTCTGTTGGATACATTATGCGTGATGATATTGCACGTAAGAATACTGATCAAATGACACTGTTGAGATCATTTGCTGATGCTGAAGAAACTCAAGGTAACTTTGGACCTTCTGCAATGGTTAATCAAATTGAAGCTATGAATGACTTAGCTGAACATCCGTGGCTTAGATTTAGTGCTAATGCGATGACAGCGTTTGATGGTTTCACTAGATCATTTATTGCAAATGTAGAAGCAAGGGGTAGAGCTTACGATACATTAATGAGTACTGGTAAAGAGTTTCAAGCTGATGATTTAAAGAAAATATCTGATGGTGTATATGCCAACATGTTTGATGATAAAGGTTTTATCACAGATAAAGCAGTTGAATTTGCAAGTAGAGAGATAGCTATGAACCTCAATACAAGAGAGGTTGATGCTCTTAATACACTTATTAAACGAGTACCTGTATTTAAACCTTTCTTGATGTTCCCTAAGACATCAATGAATATGTTGCAATTTGCTGGAACACATAATCCATTAGGTTTATTTGTTAAAGATTGGAATGCTTTTAAAACATCAGTTGCTGATGGTGTCCCTGAAGCTAAACTAGATGAACTACTTTCAGCTAGAGGTATACCTTTAGATGAAAATAAATATATAGCGTATGACACAATCAGAGCTGAATTAAAAGGTAGGAAAGCTATTGGTGCTATTACAGTGGCTGGTGCAGTAGGTTTATTTGCAAATGATCGACTACGTGGTAATGGTATATACGATAAAACCAGACAGAAACTAAGAAGAGAAGCTGGTTGGAAACCTAGAACTTATAAGGGTTTAGATGGTAAATGGTATAGCTATGAAAACATGGGAGCCTTATCTGATTGGTTAGCTTTAACAGCTGACATAATGGATAACTTTGACACGTTAGATGAACCTTCTTTAGAGCTAATGCTTAATAAAGTAGGATTCCTTCTATCTGCCAACCTAACTAATAAATCATTTACAGCTGGTTTAGAGCCATTGAATGATGTATTAGCTGGAAACCCTGCAGCTTTATCCCGCTGGGGAGCGAGTTTTGGTAGTTCATTCGTACCTGGCAGTGGTTTTAGAAACGAATTTGGTAGACTTCTCGAACCTCAATTAAAAGAAGTAGAACAAGAATTTGGACAATTACTAGCTAATAGAAATGCTTTTGCTAAATCCTCTCTACCTGATCTTTATGACTGGATTGATGGTGGTAAGGTAGGTGAACCTACGAACTTCTTCACCCGTGTATGGAATACCTATACACCTTGGATGAAGCAAAGTGATGGTTTAAGTCCAGAAAAACAATTCCTTGTAGATATTGAATTTGATGGTAGACCTTCTTTAAGAACTAATGGTAGAGGTGTTGAATATACACCTGATCAACGATCTGAAGTTACTCAAATTATGGGTAGAGATAAAGCTTTTAAAGGTGAGCTACAGAGAATAATGAATTCAAGAGAAGGTAAGGACTTCAGAAAAGCTTATAAAGAGGCACAGAGATTAGGCATACCTTTAGATAGAACTAAATTTAGAAGATTACATATTCAAATAAATGGTGCTTTAAGAAGAGCACAAACCTATGCGGAATCTCGAATATCTGGTCGTACTGATGTTCAAAAGAAACAGTATTTAAATCGTCAACTTGAACAGTACACAAAGACAGGGGAAACAGAAAAGATTAAAAATCTTTTAAATAATCGCAATAAATAACCCACCATACAAACCCAAATAAATTATGAATAGTTTTCAAGACCGTAATGGGGGAGCAACTACTTATGCGTTTTCGTTTCCCTCGATTGCCGTCACAGACATAAAAGTTACCGTAGATAATGTAGAACAAACTTATCTTACGCATTATCAGGTAGATAGTTACTCAACAACTAGTGGTGGTACTGTTAACTTCTCTGTTGGAGGGGCAGCTGCTACATATAAAAATACGTCAGGAAGTACAGTTACTGGTACTCCACCAGCTACTGAACCTTTAAACGTTCGTGTATATCGTCAAACAGCTTTAATTAACACTTCGACTGGTTTACCTCTACCTAAAGCAGACTTCACTCCAGGTTCTTCTATCAGAGCTGCTGACTTAGATGATAACCAGACACAGATTATATATGCTACACAAGAGGAAAGAGATCAAACTCTAGTTGCAGCAGATATAAAAGATGGAAGTATAACAAGTGGAAAAATAGCTGATAATACAATTGTTAATGCTGATATAAATAGTTCTGCTGCTATAGCTGGTACAAAGATAAGTCCTAACTTTGGCTCTCAAGCTGTATCAACAAGTGGTACTCTTGCAGCTGGAGCAACAACCGTTACAGGAAACATAACTGTTTCAGGAACTGTTGATGGTAGAGACGTTGCAGCAGATGGATCTAAATTAGATGGTATTGATACAGGAGCTAAAGATGATCAAACAGCGGCTGAGATTAGAGCACTTGTAGAATCAGCTAGTGATAGTAATGTTTTTACAGATGCTGACCATAGCAAACTAAACTCTATAGAAGCTAATGCTACTGCTGACCAAACTAATGCAGAGATTAGAGCCGCAGTAGAAGCAGCTAGTGATTCAAACGTATTCACAGATGCTGATCACTCTAAGTTAAATGCTATAGAAGCTAGTGCTACTGCAGATCAAACTGATGCAGAGATAAAAACTGCATACGAAAATAATAGTAATACCAACGCCTATACAGACGCAGAGAAAACAAAACTCTCTGGGATAGAAGCTAATGCTACTGCTGATCAATCAATAAGTGAAATTAAATCTCTTATAGCTGGGTCTCCTTTAGATGCTTCTCATTTAGCACCTAACTCAGTAACAACCTCGGAGATAGCTGATGCTGAACTCACAACTCTTGCAGGGATGCAAGGTGCTACGGCTTCAAAATTAGCTAGTGGTACAGCTTTAACAGCAGATATAGCTGATCTAAACCAAGTAGATGGATTAACCAAGCAAACAACTATCTCTGATAGTGATGCTTCATTCCCTACGTCTGGAGCTGTAGTTGACTACGTAGCTGCACAGATAGCACCTATTGGTGGATTAGAAGTTATTGCCAATGATGCTTCATTCCCTAATACTCAACCTCAATCAGGTGTAGTTATTAGTATTGCGGATGCAGGTGGTCTGGTCGTTAATGGTTCTGGATCTAGCACGACTGCTAGAACACTTGGCGGTTCAACCGTAACTATTAATGGTATCAACTCAAGTTATAACAGTTCTACTGTTACTGCTGGTATTGGTTTCCTTGTAAGTTCGACTGGATCAGGACAGATATATAACTTCCACAAATCAGTCATAAGAGATCAAGATATTCTTAGTATCAGTACCGATATAAATGACTTTGCTAATAGATATAGAGTAGGTAGTTCTAACCCTACATCTTCATTAGATGCTGGAGATTTATTCTTTAATACTACCAGTGCAAAGTTATTAGTATATAACGGATCAACTAGTGCATGGGAAGAAGCACAGTCTGTTGGTAACTTCTTTATAAATACGATCTCTAGTTACTCAGGTACTGGAGGAAATAGTGCATCATTTAATGGTAGTGCATATCGATTTGTTATTAGCAATCCTCCAACTAATGCTGAACAGTTACTCGTCAGTATAAATGGAGTAGTTCAAAAACCTAATTCAGGAACAAGTCAACCGTCCGAAGGTTTCTCAATTGATGGTAGTTCTATTATCTTCAGTTCTGCTCCTCCTAGTGGTAGTGATTACTTCATTATCACAATTGGTGCTTCAGTAAATATAGGTTCTCCCAGTAACAACACAGTATCAACAGCCATCATTCAAAACGGTGCAGTTACGGGAGAGAAAATCGCTACTAACTTAGATCTAGCAGATAATAAGAAGATTCGCTTTGGAACA